GTTTAATATTACTCCAACACTACCACCGTGTTCAATTTCTAAAACTTTATCTAATGAGTTTGGATTATCAACATTTGTGTTTCCAATAATTACGTTACCGTCTTTATCTATCCTCATTCTTTCTTGAATACCGGCACCTCCGGGAGCAGTCCAAAATCGCAAATTACCGGCATTGTTAGCGGCTTGTCTATTAGCACTTATCATTGCAGTTCGTGTACCACCTGCACCAAAAGAAAGTATACCATAGTTTTGCCCTTCGGCATCAACGCTTGGCGCTAGTAATTCTATAGTACCCGCATAACCCGCAGTAGTACCACCCATTATAGTTAAAACTTTATAACCATATCCTGTTTGGTCAGGCGTTTCAGTTCCAATTGCAACGTTTCCTCTATCTAAAACTAAATTATTTGTATAATAAGTTCCAGCATTTCGTGTTACAAACTCTAAGACATTTTCACTGCCTGAATTTCTCCATGTCATTATTCCTTTATAATTAGTGTCAGTATCACTTACCGCAACACTAGGATCTGAAGCATTTAAAACAGTAACAGAAGTTCCAGTAACTTGTACTTTTCCTGCAACATCTAATTTTTCATCAGGCGAATCTGTCCCAATTCCTACATTATTACCTTTAATAACTAAAACATTATCATATTGGCCACCCGATGTAGTAGAAGTTTTAAAAGTTATTTTTGATTCAGCACCTGTATTTGCTGGATAAGCATTTGCACAAATTTCTATATTTCCAAGTCCTGCACTGTCTCCTTGTATAGTAGCATAAGTAAAAGCAGCACCACCAAAAGCCATTCCTTCAGTAACCTCCAAATCAAATTGTGTGTTTCCTGAATCTACATATCTTTTAGATGTTCCTACAGTTACAACACCAGAGTTGTCTATAAGTAAGGCATTTGTTAGTGTGCCTGAATTTTCTGTACTAAATATTAATTTACCATTATTAGTGTCAACTTGATCCATTGTAATTCTTGCTTTAGAATCACTTGTATCAGCATTTTCTACAAAATCTATGTAAGGAGCATTAGAGGGATGATGTAAAGTTATATTCCCTGTTATGTTTTCGCTACTTAATATTTTAATTGCCATTACTATCTTTTTATAAATATATTAATTAAACTTAAGGGTTACAAGCTCCTGTTGATTGCACTGTTCCTGTGCTTCCTGTTATTCTAAACCATCCAACTGGTGCATTAGGTCCACCGGGAAAAATTGGCCACTGTACTCCTGTACCTCCATCTACAGGGCTTGATGTGGAGTTGCTCAAATAAACTATATCTCCAGTAGTGGGATAAGTTCCACTCCCATCATGATAATAGGTTGCTTGAGAAGATAATTGTGTACACATATCCGAAACAAATGCCGAGGGATTACCAACTAAAAAAGCTGTTAAAGACACAAAGCTTCTTCCATAAAATTCACTAAATGAATGTGGCGCACTTTGATTTACTGGCGGATTAGCTGTAGCATATATTTTAACTAATGAACCAGCTTGTGGAGTTGAACTTGTGCCAGACAAAGGTGCATTGGCAGTTGCCGATCTACTAGCTACAGTATTCATTTGACTTGCCTTTATTTCTCCTGAACTTGGTAAACTCATTGTTTTATTTGTTTTTTAAGTTCTTCTATTTCAGCTTTTAATTCTTTTATAGCTTCAATTAAATAACCCGTTAAGTTACCATATGCTACACCTAAGGTTCCATCTGATTCATTAACAAGTTCAGGTGCTACTTTTTGTATTTCTTGAGCTATAACTCCAGAGCTTGATTTACCTGTGTCAATTCTATCAAAACTAACACCTCTCATTTTATACACCTTAGATCCATCTAAAGTTTTAATATTTTTCTTTAATTTTTTATCTGAATAAGCAACAACGTCTCCAGACATAACTAAATTACCAGCGTCAGCTCCATAACAGCCTATAGCACCAAACTGTTGATAAGAACTACCATTATATCCTTGCCATACATATGTTGTTTCACCATTATTTGCACCTTTTACTATTCCTTGAAAAAATTCTGTATTACCAGCATGACTTAGTCGAGTTCCTACATATGTGTTAGTAGTATTAATACCATACAGTGTAATGGTAGGACGAGAATTAAAATTTGTAGCTGTATATGCAGTAGTGGAACTTTCTCTAATTATTGCCGCACCAATTTGATTGACTGATGCACCTGCTACATCAAGAGCTGTATCAGGTGAAGTCGTCCCGATTCCAAATTTTCCAGAACTTCCAGCTCCAGTAACAATAACATCACCGTTTTGACTTAATTGAAACGTATGTGATGATACGTTATTATACACTGGTACTGGTGCTTGTGGATAAAAGTGTAAATTATAATTTGAACTAGAACCTCTTGCTGATATATCCCATCTAATACCACCATTTACATCAAAAAATAATTCTGATGCATTATCTGTAATACTTCTAATTCTTTGTGTTGCTCTACCAGTATCAGCTTGATTTATAAAACCACTAGTTGCATCAGTACCATAAGAACCACCCGAATATGCTAAATGTAATTTTGGTACAGGCGAAGTCATTCCGATCCCGACTGAACCATTAGGAACAATCATTGCACCACTTGTATTAATAACAGTATTTGAACCTAAACTATCTAAAGTTATAACTGCACCTGTAGTCATAGACATCAAAGTTCTTGAGTTGCTTACCTCTTTAATACTAAATGTTTCGGCGTCAACTCTCAATTCATAAGGTTTGTTATTGTCGGTATCAGTTATTCTTAATGCTGGAGTAGCTGATTCTAAATCTAACAAAGCATCAGGCGAAGTTGTTCCGATTCCGACATCTCCTGCGCCTGTAATCGTCATTTTTGTTATTCCTACAGTGTTAACAGTCGGAGAAGTAACAAATTTAATATTAGAACCCCCGTTCGCTGTGGTGTCACCTCTCATTATTATTCTTGCGTGACTTAAACCGGCATCTGTAAAAGCACCAGTTTCAGGATTTCTATTTATGTCCATTTCCATACCTATAGAATTGGTATTTAAATAACCATTTATGCCTGACGTTAATTGAATAACTCCATTACTATCAATACGCATTCTTTCTGTACTTGCACTATCAGAACCAGTACTTTTTATTGAAAAAATCATATCACCTAATCCAACACCAGTTCCACTAGTCATTATCATACCTATAGAACCATAACCGTAACTAGGAGCAGCATCATTATTAAAAACAATTTGGCCTACTTGCCCTACAGCATTAGCCATTCTAATACCTAATGAAGCAGTTACACTTTGACCCAGTGTGTTTGCAGATGAATCTGGTTGAAGTAAATCTAATTTGCTTTGAGGCGAATCAGTTCCGATCCCGACCTCACCAGTACTCCTTATAATCATATTTTGAGCCATACTAGCTGCTCCGTTAGGTTGCGTATAGAAAGCTAAACCACCTCCATAACTACCATTCCCTCCGTTTTTTATACCAAATATCCCACCTGTTACTTGTTGACCAGCGCTAGATGACCACCATTTTTGAGAAAAAACAATACCACCCCCTACATCGCCAGGTGATGATCCACCATTATAGTTTAAGCTTATAGCATTTGTTCCATTTGCAAAATCACCTACTGGAGCATCTATTGTTAATTTACTAGCTGGCGAAGTAGTTCCAATTCCTAGTCCCGTTGTAGTTAATTTCATTGAGCGAGTCGCAGCACCGGTAGTACCAGTTGGCGAAAATTGTATATAATCTGTTGATGCAAAAATTGTTGGTGCACCAGCAGAATACAAACCACCCCATTGTAAATTATTTCCATTTTGTATTATAATACCACCCTCAACTTGTAATTTATCACTAGGCGAAGGCGTCCCAATTCCGACGTTGCCGCCATTGAAATATGAATTGTCGCCAGTATTAAGTACAACTTTAACTACTTCACTAGAATCATACATTTGAAGATTAGAACTATTACCACTTCTACCAACAAAGAAATTAAATCTCTGTTCACCATTGTCTGCTCTAAATCTAACATGCCTATCTATATTATTATCCCCTGTGGCTGAGTTTGTTAATACATCTAATCTAGCTGTAGGCGAATCAGTTCCTATTCCTACAGTGCCACTGGCACTCATAGTTACATATGATGTGGTTCCAGATTGTAATTGTATTCCTCCAGCTTGTGAGTTTAATTTTAAACCTCCACTAGCACCAGAGTCTGTAGATATTATTCCTGAATCTGCCCATCCTGAAACACCTGTATACCCTGCACTAGTAGCAACAAGATCAAGTTGTGATGATTCTCCTACTACCTGCACGCGCGCGTTCGCGGAGACACCAGTATTTGTATTGGTTACCGCTAAATATGTTATGCCATTTTTAGAGAGAGTAACATCTATATCCCCTGCTATATTCTCACTACTTAGAAACTTAATTGCCATATTTTATATTTATTCAAAGATAGTTAATTATAAGAATACATTTTTTTAACTACATTTCGTTTATTCTAGATTCTAATGCTACTATTTTAGCATTTAGCTCTTGTATTGTTTTGACAAGCACAGCAAACTCCATACCTACTTTCAAACCTTTACCATCTTCATATCCAGAAACAAGTTCACCTTGTTCTTCTAAAGGTACCCCATGCTCATCATGTGTTTTATATATTCTAGTATCGTCAGTAGTAACCCAAGAAGGGAAAACTTCTTCAACCTCTTGAGCTATTAAACCTATTTGTTTAAAATCATCACCTATAAAATTAAAGTTTTTAACTTTAAGTGATAATATATCATCTAACTTAGAGGTTGCTTCAACTACATTTTCTTTTACCCTTTCATCTGAGCTAATTGTACCGTAACTTCCAGTTATGTTGTTTATAGTTCCACTTGACTCAAAATTTATCATGTTTTGCATGTAGCCAGCGATATTATACTTTCTCCATTTAACTGATGTACTGCTTGTTCCACAATCAGGCGCATCAAATAACCATTGTCCTAAACTTTGATTTAAACTTATTCTTGTTACACATAAAGCATTAGTGTAACCATGAAAAAATATACTTGATGTGTTGTTTAAGCCTTCAGCTCCAATATATATACTGTTAGCTGTATTTGTGTCATCTACTATATTTAGTCCCCATGTGTTTCCACTGTTTGAAGGTTCGTAGCCAAAAATATATTCTTTAATGTGTGTATGTCCACTATGTATTTCACTAGCGATTATATTGACAGGACCATCAAAGTTTTTTGCAGCAGTAAAATAATTAGTGCTATTAGATAATTTACCTATTTGTGCTTTTAAAACTCCTGCGGCTTTAAATGTTATGTTTGGTTGGTAAGTTGTTGATGTACCGTTTGTGTCTGTATCATTTATATCTACATTTGCCAAGGCTCCAGATGCTGCAACTCCTATTCCTCCAATATTTACTATTCCTTCTGCCCTTATTTGTCCGTCTACATCTAATTTATATTGAGGCGAAGTCGTTCCGATCCCGACGTTTCCTCTATCTAAAACTAAAACACTCGTGTAACCAGTACCATTATTAACCATATCAAAAGCGTATTGTACAACGCCTGATGTTACTCTTTGTTTTAAATCTAATCTAAAATTTGAAGTACTTTCTACATATTGCCATTTTTGAAACACAAACCCATCACCACCATTTGCTTCATTACAAACAGTAAGAGCAGCTGTGCTTTGACTGTTGTTTACAACCTGTAGTTTACCAGCTGGCGAAGTTGTTCCTATTCCTACGCTTCCAGTGTTAAGAATAATCATTTTTAGGCTACCAACCGCATTTGTTCCATTAAAAAATTTTATACTATCGCCAGCAAGTCTTAAAGTTTCTAAATTATTATTACCATTTTTTGCACTTAAACTTACTGCACTTTCTTCATAGCTTGAGGTTAAAAATCTACTAGATGTATGCGTTACTACAAAAGGGCCTGTAACCGCAGAAGCACCAGCTTCGGCAACCCCTATATTTACATTGCCATTTGAAAAAATACGCATTCTTTCTGATGCAGCAGTTTCGAATACCATAGCATTACTAGCGTGTAAATATTGAATTCTTCCTGCAAAACCAGCTGCGTTATCTCCAAATGTTAAAAAACCACCTGTTGCTTCAGTTGAAATTATTTGTATTCCTGACCAAGTATTATTTTTAATTAATATACCTGTGTTAGCATCTATACCGCTTGGTTCTGTAACATTACTTTGTGCTACAACTAATTTCCTGCTAGGCGAACTCGTTCCTATTCCTACACGACCAGTATGTTGGAAAGTAACCATGTCATCATTCCAAGCGCTTCCACTATAACAACTGAACCTTATATCTGTTGAGCCAAGACTTTGATCATAATTAACCCCTTCCATCATAGCCAGCATAGAACCTATAGATGAATTTCCTTGAAAACCAAGTGTCATTCTACTGCCATCTACTGTAGATGTGTTTTGTAATCTTAGCAATTGATTAGCGGCAAATCCAGTTGTATCAACAGCCCCTCTACTAATATTTACGAGTCCTTCAAAAGAAGATTCAGTCCCACTAAAAGTCATAGGACCATTACCAATAGCAGTACCACCAGTTTCCCATCTAGCCACTTTATTCACAGTACCAGTACCAGTAACTGTTCCTGTTGTTGGGGTTGTCCATGTGGGATTAGAGTTTCCGCCAGATGTTAATACTTGTCCAGATGAACCATAGTTAGTTCCTGTCGATCCTACAGAAAAAGCTCCAGTGTCTGTAATTCTTAATCTTTCAACACCACTTGTCGTTCCTGAAGTTGCAGTTTCAAATCTGATATTACCTCCATCTGCACCAGTAGCTGATTGTTCTAAATGAATTGATGATAGATATCCCCTACTACTTTCACCTATTAATCTTCCTCCAGCTGTTGCTACATCTAATAATTGAGTGCTATGAATTTGTCCATTTTCATCAAACGCTACTTTACCTGCACCGCTAACACCAATTGAAACACCATCTAATGATCCACTTAATGATTCGCATTTAAATAACCAAGTTTCATTTCCTGTTTGTGTAATTTCTAGAAAAGTTCCATTATCAACTAAACTAGGAATACTAATAACGTTGTTGGTTTTATTTAAAGTGACGGTAGAGTTTATGGTTAAAGCACCATCTATGTCTCCGCTACTTAAGAATCTAATCGCCATGTGAGTAAAGTTAATGTTTTACACAGCGGTTACCAAAATCCTAGCTTCAGCAGTAGCTAAAGTTGTTGTAGTAGTTATAGTTACTTGTGTTGTACTGTTTCTAACTGTATCTGCATAAATTGTTTCGCCAGTAGACTTTAATACTAACTGTACAATCACATCTAGTGTTCCTAAGTTATGAGTTACAATAATAGGGTTAGTTGAGCCATCACCAATATCAACTGCATAATTTAAATTTGTGCCTACACAGGTCTGCACTTCCGTACAGAAGTCTGTTACTTGAGATGCGGTAATTGCTATATCAACATCAGCTGCACCAGTAATTATACCTTTCCCGTCTACTGTAAATTGTCCAACTGTATTGGCATCTCCATATGTTGCACCAGTTAAGCCTGTTTGAGTTTTTATTGATACTGCTCCAGCAGCAGTGATGGATGTTCCACCAGCTGTAGGAAAACTAGCAATACCTGTTGTTGTTGCAGTTGCTATACCAATATTATTTTGAACCGTAATCCAGTCGGTTAATGCTCCAGCTCCAGCAGCAGTTGCAGTTTGACATATTAATGTGTCACCAACAGCTACAGTCTCTGTATAAAAAGTACCATCTACAGTCACGACATAAGTATCACCGACTGCACATGCAATCTGTGTTCCTCGACTATCTAAAAAGTCAGTTGTTCCTGCGACCTTACCTGTACTACCATCAAATCCTCCTTTGAATTCTAGAAGTCCAGTTACAGCGGCATCAACATATGCTTTTGTCGCTGCGTCTTGTGCATCTGTAGGGTTAGTTACATTTATAAGTTTATTTGTATTAATGTCTAAGTTAGCAGCGGGTGAACCTAATAAGTTAATAGGTATTTCACTACTTTGTTTTCTTTTTTGAGTTGTTCCATCTAATACTATAAATTCATCAGTATTAACCCAGGTTTGAGTCATGTCTGGTAAATCTTCTAATTGTAAGCTATATGTTACTGTATCTGTAGCGCTGATCGTTGCTTCTAAACCTGTATTATGTGCAAATGTAATTGTGTTTCCATTTTCAACAGTCTCTGAAGTTGTACCATCACTTATATTAAAACTAGTTACGGGTTGTGTACCAGCAGTAACTGCTGTGATTTGTCCTTTTTTATTGTAACCAATACTAGTTGGGAATGCGACTGTGCCTGCTGCAGCACTAGGTGCATTATCATCCATAGTAATTTCAACCTTTCTAGTTGCACCTACTGTTGTGGTTATAAATCCACTTTCACCATTTATAGTGGCAGTTTCTCCATTGTTTATTGTTTGGTCTGATCCAGAATCTGCAGATAAAACCCAAGTAACCATACCAGAAGATATAGCAACCCAAGTGTTACTACCAGTGTGGTAGTATAACTCATTAGTGTCTGTTCTATATATAAGCTGTCCTTCACCCGCTAACCCTGTAGGGTTAGATGATTGATTATCGACAATAAAGCCTTTCAGCTCATTATTATCAAGATTAATATTAGATAAATATTTTATTGCCATAATTTTTTATTTTAATTAAATGTTACAACCCCAGTAAATCCTGGGTTTGCAGGTTGTGCAAATGTTAATGTTACTTGATTGTTGTCAACAAAATCAACATCGCAAAAAATTTCTACTCCAGGACTTGCAATTGTTCCTGTCAAAACTGTTACTGATGGAATTTTGTTCAAACCATGAACAACAGTGTATTGATTTGAACCAGTTAATGCAAATGTAAAGTTTGCATCAGATGTTCCTGGAATACTTAGCAAAGATATAAAATAATCTTTGTTTGCTGTTAAGCCATTTTGACTGTTCTTATGAGTAACAGCTATGTCGTAAAAGTTTCCACTTGCATCTACTGTAGCGGTGTTCCAAGTAAAAATAGCCCACTTAGATATGTCATCACATTGTGTGATTAAAACATCAGCTCCTAACAATCCAGTTTCATAATACCCAGAAATATCTGTATTTGGTTCTACTAATGCATACTTACTTATTTTAAACCCTGTAATTCCTGAAAACGATACATTGTCATTACCTTGTGGATTAAATGATAAACTTCCAGTTCCAACTGGAACTGTATTAGTATATACAAATCTTATAGCTTGTGATTGAACAGCTTCCCTATTCATAAACTTAGCTACTGACTCAATAGTGAAGTTTTTAGTAGCAAAACTACTATTAGCGTCTGATCCAATCCAATAATCGGAGCCAACTAGTTTAGTGTCTAAAGGGTAAGTACTAATTCTTGCCATAATAATTTATTTTAACAAAGTTAATAAATCTTTTGCTTTGTTTTATTTCTTCCAAATCTTTGCGGTTTTTTCAATACCCCGAGAAGTAAAATAAAAACCTAGACTCATTATTACAATTTGTCCTAGCAAATCTACATACTGATTTGCTATATTAAAATCTCCTATATTACCATCAGAGATAGCAAATAGTGTATATAATATTAAGCTAAAAATAGTAAGTAGGGGACGTATATTCTTCGAAAGCCATGAATCTGATTGCATGTCTGCGGCATGACGTGATGTAATTTCTTTTTCTAAACTGAGTTCATGAGACATAAAAATTTCTGTCATTTGTTTTTCAAACTCCGCCTTTTCATCTTTGGTTCTTACAAACTTATCAACTACACCTCCTAGTTTTTCTGCGATAGAGACTCCAGCTCCACCAAACATTTTTGCAAATAATTTTTTCATGTTAAATATTTATATTCTTCCTTTGCATCGAAACTAGGGCACTCTTTAGTAGAAAAGTCTCTGTGCCCATATATTTCAGCATTAGGATGAAATTTTTTTAATAAATTTAATAAATCTAAAAGTGTAGATTTTTGTTTTTCAGTCCTTGTGTCTTCCCATTGCTTCATACCTTCATCCATCCCTCCGATATAACACACACCGATGCTAGATTTATTTTCTCCTTTACAATGAGCACCTTGAATATTAACCATTCTTCCATACTCCATACTACCATCAATATGAACAATGTAATGATAGCCAATATCTGAGAAGCCTCGTTCTAAATGCCATTTTTTAATAGTATCCGCACTAAAATGTTTTCCTTTTGGAGTTGCAGAACAATGAACAATAATTTTATCTATGTTTCTCATTTAACTATTCTTTAGCAATAATATTTACTCTATCTTGTATTTCTTCTTTAGTCGCTGTTATTTTAAAACTTAAATTAGCAACCCATTGCCCTCTTGGTTTTCCGTTCTTATCTAATAAAATTATTATTGGAACAGATTTAATTTGTGCCTTTAATGAAGGAACTTGATCTTCTAATAGCGCATACCTAACATTACAATTCTGTATACCTTTCAAGTCAAAATTATTAGGTTGATTCCATTTTGCATTTATATGCATTAATGTTAAATCTTGTGCATTTATAAAACACAAAAAAAACACAAAAAAAACACATGTTAAATTTTTCATCTTTTTTTATAAACTTTATCTTCTAGGTCTTTTATTGCTTCTTTATTTTCCTCAACATCTTCTTTTATATTTTCAGTAAGCTTATCAATCGTAACTATATTAGAACGAATTAACTCATCTTTAAATTTAAACTCCATTTGTTGTACAAATTCATCGCCAGAAAAATTATCTATTTTGTTTTGTAATTCTGATATATCACTTTGTAAAGTAAACCACATACTAGCTAATGAAATTGTTCCTGCTATAATTATGCCGATTGTTTTTAAATCAAGCTGTACGTTAGTATCTTCACCAATCTTAGTTGCCATGGTTATTTTTTATTTTTTATTATATAATCTTTTATATATTTAATGTCATCTTTTATGTCAGAAATATCTTCTTTCATATTTTCGAAATCGTTTTTAATTAATTCATCTTTATAAGACAATTCTATTTTTGTAACTTCAGGAAGTGGCAATTGTTTTGCCAATGCAATATCAGCTTTGAGAGTAAAAAAAACAGCCAATAATGAACCTAATCCAAGTGCTCCAGTTATAAGTTCTTTTATTGATAAACTAAATTTACTTTGTGGATTGAATTTTTTCATTATTATTATTTTACATAAGTGTAATTAAAAACTATTTCATCGTTTAACAAACTATTTGTTTGTGTATAGTAATATTTATTTACCATATTGCTATAAGTTTATCTGCTGTAGTTCCAGTTGCCATTACTTGTACACATTGTATTGGTAAGTAAGAACCTACTTGACAATTATGAAATGTAATTATATCTCCAGCTACAGTTCTTACTGTTACATTATAAAACTGAGTAGCTATAGTAGTAGCTGCAGTTGCATCTCCTACATATATTAAACACCCTTCGTTGTTTGATGTTGTAGCCACACCTCCATTTGTGCCACCATATGCTGGATAATTAGAACCACCTTCTGCTTGTGAATATATTCTAAAGTTGTCATCGTATGTAGAGTCTGTACCAAATATATTAGCACTTAAGGTTAATTCATCTACACCAACGACTGCCGAAACTGTAGCAATACCTGGATTATCAGTATTTAAAACTATATCTCCAGGCTTAACCCCTTTAGCCACAAAATCTATTTCATCATCTACTAACGCATTTTGTCTTACTATTAAGTAGTTTTCGGGTGTTGCTTGAAAAATATTACTACCAAAAGCTAATTGTGTGGCAGAATCTACAGCTGTTACTGCGGCATTTGCTGGAGTTGTTGTATTATAAACAACATCACCGACAACCACTGGAAGTGGTGGAGTTGTTGCTGTCCATGTTGCACCAGTGTCAACCAGTTTGTTTGTTACAACAGAAGTATTTATTCCATTGTCAACTTGATTGCCCACGCCTGTAGCTGCTATAAAATTTGGATTTGGTATTGGAATTGTGTCACTTGGCACTACTATAAGTGCTTGTCCCGTGTTAACGGTAATTTTTGGATACGCCATTTTTTTTAATTTAGAGGGTTAAAAATCTCTTACTTATCGTACGGGAACATACGGTTCAAGGTATCTCTACGCTTGTTACAACCACAATCCCCATTCGTTACTGTTTCGACTACTTTTTTTATACCAGTAGCCTTGGTAAATTTTTCTATACTATCGCCTATGCCTCTTGATTTCATAATTATTTTTTACAAACACACTGTGCGACTGGACATTCTTTTACATCTATTATTAGTTTTGACACTAACCAGTTCCATTTACATAAAAGTTTTTTCCAAACTTTCTGAATCCAATGTCCTATCTTAACTAATAACTTGCCCATTTATTTTTTCTTTTTAAACTCTTTTGCTAATGCAACCTGTCTTGCAGCCATTCTATCTTTGATTTCCTGTGACCTATCATGCCATTCTACGAAGCCTGCTGTAGGAGGATCTTGTTTAGTTATTTTTTTATTAACTAATTTGATTTTTTTCTTAGCCATTATTTTTTATTTATTTTGCGCATTGTTTTTGCAAAATTATATTTTTTACTTCCTACTGGACAACTTTTACTGCCATATTTTTTTCCAGTGCAATCACCAAGAGTTCCTCTTCGTTTTGCTCCTTGAAAAACATTTTGTATAAAGTTCTTAGCCATTATTTTAAATGACCGTGAGTTTTCCAACTAGATGAATGTCTGTATGACATTCCAGAGTCACCTCCATAAGAATGTCCATATTCTTTTTTAGACATAGCTTTTGATTCATCTCTACGATCTTTATAAGACTGAGATTTTTTTCCATGCTTTGCACCTAAAGACTCGTCTAATCTTGAATTATATCCTTGTTTTTTCATAATATAAAGTTTATATACAAATATAATAATATTTTTTTTAACATCTCCAGCGTCTACGAGCAGCACAAATTCTTTTGTCTGGTGTTTTAGAACAACTGATGTTATGCATTTTCATTTGACCTAAAGACCTAGAACAATATGATGATCTTCTTTTTGACCTCATTTTGCTTGGTTTCTTTTCAGTTACCGCTGTTTTTAGATTAGAACCAGGATTGGCTCTTTTATATGCGGCCACCCCCTTAGCAGTCATACCTGCGCCAGAAGATGTGGACCTATAGTTTCCACCTTGCCCTGTGGTTTTAGCGATAGGCATTATTTTTTTATTGTTTTTACTTTACCGTTATGAGTACGAGCATACTTATGTGTTTTAGTTTCTCTAATTAAAGTTCCACTATAAGTCTTGCCTCCCCATTTCCAACTTACTTTTTTTGCCATAATTTATTTATTTTTTTAAATGATCCATATTTTTGGGATATGTATTTAATCCAACTGTTGTCCATGCAGTTTTTGAAACTCCTTGTGGTTTTATTTTAATTTTTTTTACTTTTTTTCTTTTGGATATAATTTTATCTATGTCTTTATTTTTAAAATTAATACTGTTGTAATTTTTATTAGGCATAATCTATAGTTTTTTATTTATTTGTTTTTGAAATCTTTTTTTACTATTATCTACTTTTCTTTTTGCTCTTTTTTTATTAGTAATTACTCTAGTCCTTCCTTGAGGATTTCTCAAACTACTAGTTGATACTGTAGCGGTTCCATCATTATTTAAATATACACTTTTTTGTTTATATTTCCCCCTAGGTCTTCGTGAGGAACTGGAGCTTTTAGATTTATATGCACCCGTTGAATTAGTTACTACCGATTGTTCTTTGTGTTTGACTTTTTTATTATTAGATTTAGAAGTGTATACAGTTGTAGTTTTATTATGAGTCATAATTTATTTTAATTTAACTATGTTTTTCCCAAGGTAAATCTCTATCCTTAGTGTTTATTTCTGACACTGGTATAACTTGTATAGGAGAAACATTACTGGTTCTATAATAATAATTATTGTGATCGTATCGCAATCTACCTTCGTTCATTTGATTCAAGTGAACTTGTTCATGTGCAACTGCACGTTTTTTATTCTTGTCTGAAATATCTTTGTTTATTTCAATAACTCCATTAGGATTTATTTGACCATAAACATCTTTAGGTAATTTTTTTTCAGTAACAAGTCTATCACCATT